CTCTTGTATTAGGGGTTGCAACTAAAATCCTTACTATCCTTAATACTCGCGGTAAAACCGAGTGTATTAGGTATTGTAAGGACCTACGTTTAAAGTTCGCTAAGATCGTCCTTTCGGTCGATCCTGTGACTTTTAAACGAGGAGATCAGTCATGATTACCTAAGACTTTAGCTCCTATTATCTCTCATATAGAAAGCATTAGAAGTTACCCTTTTATAAGGCTAATCTTCTCTGCTCTCTATATTACGAGGATACTTAGAGTTGATAATGAAATATCTCTTTCAACTATTGAAAAAGAGCCCGGATATACCGGTAATCCCTTATCATTAGATGATGAGATAGTTCATTTTCTTAAAGACTTAGGAGTGAATACTACTACCATTGGGAAAGTCCCTAGAGCTTTACGCTTTAAGGAGTTTCATATGAGTTCAAAAAGTGGTCCTAACGGACATGCTCTTTGGACATCATATATGGATATAATGTCTCTTACTTCTAAACAACGGGATGCTATTAAAGCTACTGCTGGTGAGAAATTAGACGACCTTATTAGTAGGTTCTCCTCTCTTTATTTACGAATTCCACTTTTTTTTCGATTCTCGATCTACCCGCAAGGGTAGTCTAGTTTCTCGAAGATTAGCGAAGGTTCAAGATAAAGAAGGAAAAATTCGAGAGGTTGCTATAGGAGATTATTATACCCAGGCAGCATTGCTACCTTTGCATAATTATCTTTCTAAAGTTCTCTCGAAGATTCGACAAGACTGTACATCAGATCAAACCAAATTATTTTATACATTGGAAAATTCTATTGGAAGTTCTTATCATAGTATCGACCTAAAGGCCTTTACAGATAGGTTCCCGATTGTAATTAACCAGCGTATATTATCTATTTGGTTCGGTCCAGAATATGCTGATGCATGGAAAGAATTAATGGTTGGTTCTCCCTATTATTATAAGGGTTACCCTGCCTTTTATAGGACAGGTAACCCAATGGGGATATACTCATCATTTAATTCTACATCATTAGCACACCACTTCCTTGTTTGGAAAGCCTGTAAAAAGGCTAACCTCCGATGGAAGAGGGCTCGTTATATGTTACTAGGTGATGATATCGTT